ACTCGAAGCCGCCCAGGGTGACATTCACGACGGTGTCTTCAGCGGCCGCGATGGCGCTGTTCTCGGTGTGCTTGCTGGCGGTGTTGCGGACGCCTTCAGCCACGAACTTCAGGTTGCCGGCGACGCGCAGCAGGGTGATCTCGCTCAGCATCGGGGCCAGCTTCTTCATCTTCTCGAAGAACTTCTCGCTGGTGATCTCCGGCACGGCGTTGTTGTCGTCCACGGACGCATAGGCGCGGGTCTCTTCCTCGGTCAGGGTGCCCTGCAGGTTCTTCAGCCACAGGTTACGGTATTCCATAGAGTTCTTTTCCATGGGTTTTTCCTCTCTTTCTTCTTTGAAGTCTTTGATAACGGGGTCATTCCCCTCCGCCACTTCCTGGCGGGTTTCCTCGGCAGCCGCAGCCGCCGCAGCGCGGGCTTCCAGCTCGGCCTTGATGGCCTCCAGCTCATCACACCGCTCTTCAATCTCTTCCGCCGTCATGGCTTCACGCTCTTCGGCGGGGATCTCCGCTGACAAAAGCGCCTGGCGCTCTTCCAGTTCGTCCACGGTCTTGTTGGTCAGATCAAACTTCATGATCTCTGACCTCCTTCTGTAGTTTTTCCAGCCGTTCCAGAGCCGCCGTCCGGCGTTCCTGTTCAGCCTGCGCGGCACGTTCCTCTTCCAGCTGCTTCCTTGCGCTCTCCAGCGAGGCGCGCACGCTCTCCAGCGCGTCGCCTTCGGAAGCGGCCTGCACGCTCGTGCCTTCGTATGCGGGGAAAGCAACCAAAGACACCTCAAAGATCTTGCCGAACTTTGTGATCCGGCGAAGAGGCATATCGGTGTCCAGTCCTTCCCAGCTTTCCTTTTCAACGGTAAACGCAAACGACATTCCGGAAAGGTCGCCGCGTTTTACCGCAGAGTAGGCTTCCTGTGCCTTCGGGTTGTTCCTGACGTCAAGGGCGGCCCGCATGGGTACGCCTTTTTCATCAATGCCCAGCCTCATCGTGCTGTTCTCGTTATTCCTCCGGCTGTGGGCCAGCGGAATCATCCCGAAGTCGTGGCCAACCATCAGGGCCACATCCCGCAGCATGGCTTCATCAACCGCGCTCGGGTCGATCACTTCGCGGCAATAGCCGCCGATAACCGTTTCCTGGTTGAACACGATAGGGTAGCCCTCGATGTAGGCCACGCCGTCCTCGTTTTCCTCCGCCCGCAGTTCCGGCGTCAGGAAACGCACTTCCTTCTTAGTCATTGTCATTACCTCCCTGGTCGTCGTTACCCGACCCTCCGCCCGTTTGATCGTCAGCATCGCTGCCCTGCACGTCCTTGTACTCGCCGCGGATCGGCGTGTACTGGCCCTTGCCGTCCGGCAGCGGCGCGTAGTTGAACAGCTCGCGGATCTCGTCGATCGTCAGCACGCCCCGGTCGCCCAGCTGCTGGGCCATCTGGATCTTCGTGCCGGCGCTCATGTACTGCAGGCGGTTCGCGGTAAACGTAATCCTGTTCCCGCTGTTCCGCTCCCGTTCCGTGTAGACCATCTTCGTCAGCGCATCGCCCAGTTTGATGGCGAAGGGCTCGATGGATCCATTAAAGAAGGAGTCCAGCACATCCGCCGTTGCTTCGTTGCGGATCACGGACTCCGGAACCCCGAAATAGTTTTCGACCGATGTCTGGATCAGTTTCAGCTGCTCCGCGTCCACCTTGTAGGCGTCCTGCTTCAGCTGCTGGACATTCGTGAACTGGTTGCCGAATAGGAGCAGCCCGCCGCCGCCGGTCTGGAAGTTGTTCTTGTCGAACCGCTCCCGCTCTTTCCGCAGATCCTCATCGAAGGCCTTGCCCGTCAGCTGCGCCATAAAGCGGTAGGTCGCGCCGTTCTTCACGCCTTCCATGATGCCCTGGTTGTACATCCCGGCCAGCTGCATCGTCGCGTCCAGCGCCGTGTTCTTCTCGCCGAAGAAATCGTCCTTCAGCTGGTGCTTCGTGATGATCGCGCAGCGCTCCAGCTCCATCGACCGTTTCTGCCCGTTCATGAACTGATACTTCAGGTACGGCTTCCCGCCCCGGCTGACCACCTCACAACCGGATGGGAGCACCGGGAAGAACCCCGTCACCTCGCCCAGCTTGTCCAGCACCGGCACGATGAACAGGTTGTTCTGCACGTCGTAGATATTGCTGCAGCGCTCCAGGAACTGCGGCCAGGTGTACCACGGGTTCGGCGCGGTCTGCGTGGCCGTCCAGAGCTTCTGCCGGGCCGGTCCGTCCATCCGGTACTGCAGCTTCGCGACGTGCCGGGCCCTGGCGTCCACCGCCGCCCGGACAAGCTCGCTTTCGTAGATCTGCCCGCCCCAGCTGGTGAAACGCGGCTGGTACGCCGTGATCGTCTCAAACCGGGTATCCGCTACCCCTTCGGACTTCGGCGCCCTGCCGAAAATCCTGTCAATCAGTCCCATCGCTTTCACCTCGTGTTGCTCAGCTGAGCAGCCATTTCTTCGTAGTAGTTATGCCTCATGCAGATCGCGTCGCTCAGGGCGGCCATGCCGTCGATGTGCTGCTTGGCAGACATCTTGATCAGCCGCCGCCGGTTCGTCCCTTCCTCGAACTTCAGGGCCGCGTCCAGCATATGGACTTTCATCAGGTCGTTGTCGTTTATGCACCGGAGACGCCCGTCCTTGATCATGCCCTCCATGTCGATCAGGACGCCCGTCAGGTTGCTCCCCTGGCTGACGCTTTCCATGCTGAAGCCGTCGGCCTCCATGTCCTGCACCAGGTACGCCGCGCTGTACCGGTCGTATCCGACCTTGAGCGGCAGGATCTCATAGTCATGCTCCAGCATCCGAAACCAGGCGTGGACGTCGTGATAGTCCACCGTGTTCTCGCCGCTGATCGTCAGCAGTCCACGCTGCGCGTAGATGCGATACGGAAGGCCGTCCCGCTGCGTGGCCTCGTCGACCTTGTTCGCCGGCATGAAGAACTGCGTGGCGAACCACGTGATCCCGTCCTTCTCGATGCAAATCACACTGGCCGTGAGATCGACGCTTAAAGACAAATCGATGCCAGCCAACGCATATGTATGCCGGAAATCCTCCAGCGTCAGGTCGTTCCCGAAACACTTCTTCACGTCCTGAGCAGACAACCAGGCGCAGCTGCTGTTTTGCGGAACGTTCGCATACTTCGTAAGGAACTCCATCTTCTTCGATAAGGAGCCCTCCGCGATCGCGATCTCCTCCAGCATATAGTCCACGCTGACGGATACGTTCAGGTTTGGGTTTGCCTTCTTCAGCTCGTTGATGTCGTTCCACTTTCCGACGTCGTCGATCTGGTACAAAAAAGGCGCGAGCCGTGTTTCTTTGCTCGTGCCCATGATCACCGCCGTTGATCGGCGGAAGATCTCGTCAAATATTCCGTCCCGGACATACCCGGCCGTGCTGATGCTCAGGAGCATCGGCTGCCGGCGGGCGCCCAGTGCGCTCTTCAGAACCTCGTACTGTTTGTTCCCGGCGTCCCCTGCCGGCCAGCTGGCAATTTCATCGCATACGGTCAGCTGAGGGTTCAGGCCGTCAGAACGCTGGTAGCTGAAGGCCAGTGGCTGTGCGGAAGAATTACTTGATGCCACATAGATGTCCGTCCGGCGCTTCTTCGCCAGGTCGCTCAGTTCCGGCTCCTTCATGATCATCTGAGTGAAGGCGTTAAAACAGAGCCGCGATTGGTCCAGCTTCGGAGCCACGAAATACAGTCTGGCGCCGTATTCGTCGTCCATGTACATCATGTACGCGGAGATCGCCGCCGCCAGAAGCGTCTTGCCGTTCTTCCGGCCGATTTCGATGAACACTTCCCGGAACTGCCGGTTGCCGTCTGAGTCCTTTATCCCGAAGATCACCGAAAGCAAGGCTTTTTGCCACGTCTCCAGCTTGATCAGTCCAGGCGCCATCGGCCCCTCATGATGCCGGCAGAATCCCTCAACGAAAGAGATCGCATTGTTAGCCGTCTTCTGGTCAAATGAAAAGCGCTTCTGTCGCAGTCCGTTAACAATCAGCGCGTACCAGTCCCGGATCCAGCGGCCCACGTTTACGGTGCCGTCCTGAATCTGCTGATAATAAGTCAGGATCCAGTCGTTCTCCGCCGGTTTCCGTTTACCCATTCTTTAGCGCCGCCAGTCTGGACTGCTTGATCTGCACCGGTAGCTTCTTGGAGAGCTTATCCATCAGCGCGGTGTATACCTTCGCCAGGCTGTTATATGCCTGGAGATCCGCGGAGGCTTTCGTCCCGCTCTGGTTCGCGCCGTTCTGGTAAACATCGGTCACGCCGTTCTGATTGATCGCTGCCTGCAGATCCTCCAGCGTCACCTTCATGAAAGCCGCATTTTGCAGCAGTGGGTCGCAGAATGTCAGCTCATTTTTCGGCATTGTAGAAAATAAATCACACATTCTGCAATATTCTGCCGAAATCCGCGCATCTTTTGCAGAATCCTGCAAAATATTGACGGATTTTACCCCTTTGCCGGCGGCCTTTGGACCGCGTCCGGCCCGGCCTCCCTGTGCCACAATTTGCACCCCCTTGAAATTCCATAGTCGGTCTTAAAAGAG